GTTAACTTTACAACTGATTTTTAGGATGTCAAAATCTGATCGAAAGATCCGCAATCATCGAAAGATGACTAATAAAAATGTGTTTACGGACAAACAACATATTAAACATTATGACTTTAATGGCATAATGAAAGACATCAACCTTCCGTATGTGGGCAAGTTTAATTACACACTTACACCCAATCATCAGATTGGTATTGCCCCACAACGACAAAAGAAATCGGAGTTTATACAGGGAAGTACTACTTTTCAGAGACCGATTCCTTTTAATCGTGTAATCCTTGAACGTATCAAGGAATTTAATCAATATGATACCGGTTACGAGAATATCAAAGCGCAAAAGATTGTAGCAGAGAAAATATTCAGTAGCTGTGATTTTGTACGACCATGCTCTTTTCAAAAGGCATACGAGTCATTACCCAAGAACACAAGTCCTGGTTTCGCACTAAAGAAAGACTTTAAAGATAAATCAGAGGCACACGTTATTGGAATAAAATGGGCACAATATATTAAAAATTCGCTCAAACACGACTCAGTACAAAACGTATTAACAAAGTTACCACCTTGTTTCGCAACTGCGAGAAGAGCTATCCAAAGGCAGGGTGTCAATAAATCAAGACTCATCTGGGCTTATCCCATGGCGATGTCTCTTATTGAAGCGAGATTCTCACATCCGCTGTACGAACAATTGCTCAAAACTGGACTTTTCGGCTGGAGTGTAAATTACTTAAACTCAGCAGGATCTACCCTCTACCACAAAATGTGGGAAAGAAAGAACTATGGATCCATAAGATTTGGTCTAGACTGGAGTAAATATGACGCTCACGTTCAAACTAGAGCTATAAAATGGGCTTTCGGTGTTTTAAAACACATGCTTATTTTAGATTATGAAGATAATAAATTATTTGATCTAGTACGAGAGTATTTCATAAATACCCCAATGATATATTGGAAAAGGTGTTACCGCAAGACAAGTGGTGTACCTTCTGGTTCGGGTTTTACCCAAATCATAGATAGTCTGGTGAATATGTATATTCACGTTGACCTTATTCTTTCCGTATCAATAAACGAGCCTTTACTAAAGTCCTGGGATGACATCTTTGCTTATGCAAATTTCCTTGGAGACGATAGTATCGTAAGACTTAAATTCGGACTTGATAGAAGTCAATTTAAAAGTATGATGGAAACCGCTGTAGTTCATCATAATCAGACCTGTTCTGTGAAGAAATCTTGGGTCATCTGGTCGGACGTCATTCGTGACCTCGATTCGGACGATGAAGATTACAAATCTGGAAGAATTATATATTTAGGAAAATACATTGACTCACCCCTAGACATCAATGTTGACCACGATAAGGTAGTAGCTGGCGCTATTTTACCAGAAAAACCAGATAAAGGACCTGAAGACGCACTGACAAGACTAATAGGATTAGCTTGGTCAAGTGGTACCTCAAAGAGAACTTACCTTTTCCTCGAGCATCAGTACAAGATGATTGAATCTACCTATCCAGGTGTAACTCCTGTGCCGTTCCCGGCTGAGATACGTAGAATGTTTCTATTGATGACAACGGAAGAAGTTCCTGTGCGCTTTCCAACCTGGCATGAAATATGCGATAGGTATGCGAAAGGACGCGTTTAATATGTCCCCACTCTATAAAGTAGAGGAT